GCTCAATGATTTGCCTTCACGCGGCTTTGAATTGATTGATTTCGCTGAGCAGATCATCCCGGGCGGCTTTATGCCGTGGCAAAAGTGGCTGGCCGAGCACAGTTTGAAAATCAAGAGCGATGGCCGCTATTTTCATCCGGTAACTGTGGCCAGCGTTGCCCGGCAAAATGGCAAGAGCACTTACATGATGGCCAGAATCATGATGGGTCTTTTCCATTGGGATGAATCATTGCAAGTTTCTACAGCTCACCGATTGGTCACATCGCTGGAGCAATTTCGAGCCATCGTGCAGATCATCGAGGAAAATGCGGATTTGGCCAATCAGGTCAAGCGCATCCGCTGGCAACATGGAGCCGAAGAAATTCAAACGCTCAAAGGCAATCGATTCATCATCAAAGCCGGAGGCTCGGCAGCTCGTGGATTGAGCAAACCGGAAACCATTCACATGGATGAAATCCGCGAATTACACGACATGGAAACTTTTGCAGCTATGCGGTACACATTGATGGCTGCCAAAAATCCACAGGTCAATTGTTTCAGCTCGGCCGGTGATTCTCACTCAATGGTACTCAACCAATTGCGCGAACGCGGTTTGGCCGCAGCTAGTGGTGCAGCCGATGATGTGGGTTATTTTGAGTGGTCTGCACCCACCGATGAGATTTCATTGGAAAATGCAGCTTTTGCCAATCCCGGCCTCAACATAACAATTCACCCAGACAACATCCGGGCCGTTTTCAATGATCCTCCCGATGTTGTAATGACTGAGGTTTTGAATCGATGGGTTCAGACTATTTCAAGCGTTGTCGGAGCCAAAGAGTGGCAAGAGTGTGGTGATGAAACAATCGATCTTGATGAGGACAAGCTCACATGGATGGCCATCGACATTTCACCGGACAGAAAACATGCTGCATTGGTAGCCGCCCAAAAGCTTGGCTCGGAGTCATTTGTCGTGAAGCTGTTGCACACATGGGAAAACACAATTCAGCTTGATGATCGGGCAATTGCCAATGATGCAGCCTCTTATTGCCGAAAGTACCCAATCGAGTATTTGCTTTATTCGAGGCGCACAAGCGGTGCGGTTGCAGCGCGTATGCAGCCAGCCGGTATCCCAATCCATGACATGGATAGCGATTACCCACAAAGTTGTGACGAACTTTTGGGAGCGATCAATAGCCACAGACTTAAGCACAAAAATCAAGCATTGCTGACCGAGCAAATTCTTTCAGCTGTGCAATTAAGGCGCGGTGATGGTGGTTGGGTCATTGGTAGGCGTGCAAGCGGCACACCAGTTTGTGCAGCCGTAGCATCAGCATTGGTCACACACTTTGCGACACGCCCAGAAACCGAAATCGACATTTTAGTGGGTTGATGCTTGACATTTTGAGAAAATCGTCCCATGGGATTATTTGATCGAAAGCGCACCATTGAAACTGTGGTTATTGACCGCGGTGCCGATGTAGCTGCACAAATTGGGCCAGCTCCAACGCTGGATGCATTTTTCCCATTTGGTGGAGCTGATTACATTGTCAGCCGCGAAGAAGCTATGTCTGTGCCAGCAATTGCTCGCGCACGCAACATGATTTGTAATTCAATCGCCACAATTCCGTTGATCACTCGTGATAAGACAACAGGTCAAATCATTGATCAACCGGTTGTGATTTCTGATCCGGACAAGCGAGTACCAGGAGCCGCATCATGGGTGTGGGCTTGTGAGGATTTACTATTCACGGGATTTTCGTATTTTCAAGTCATTGATTTGTTTGCCGATACAGGCCGCGTGCGCCAAATGTGGCGCGTTGCTCCCAATCGTGTTGGCGTTTTCTTGAACTCAATTGGCACTCAGATTGAGTATTACACAGTCGATGGATCGCGTGTGCCAATGTCTGGTGTCGGATCACTTGTGGTTTTTTACGGCAACGATGAAGGTTTATTGAATCGCGCTGGTCGCACAATCCGTGCTGGTGCAGAACTTGAGCGAGCAGCTGCAATGTACGCAAAAGAGCCGGTGCCATCGATGGTTTTGAAATCAAACGGCACAGCATTGCCAGCTGATCGCATCGCAAAACTTTTGGATGCATGGGGCGCAGCTCGTAGAAATCGAGGCACAGCTTTTCTCAATGCCGATGTTGAATTAACAACAGTCGGATTTTCTCCAGAGCAAATTGGCCTCAATGCCGCACGCGAAATCATTGCAACAGAATTAGCTCGAGCCGTGGGAATTCCGGCATACTTTATTGATGCGCCGACTGGATCATCCATGACCTATGCAAACGCCCAGACGGCGCGTCAAACTTTGTTAGACTTTTCGCTTTTGCCGCTGATGAATAGCATTTCCAGCCGTTTATCAATGCCAGATTTTACGCCATCAACACAGCGCGTTGAATTTGATCTTAAAGCGTACTTGCGCGGATCAGAAAAAGAGCGTGCAGAAATTTACAAGATTTTATTTGACATCGGAGCGATCACCACCGATGAAATTAGACAAATGGAGGACATGATCTCATGAAGCTAACAACACCAATGCACATCACGGCAGCTGATTCAGATTCACGCACAATCAGCGGTCGCATCGTTGCTTTCAATGAGCACGCAAACGCATCAACCGGCAAGGTTGTATTTGCTCGCGGATCAATTCAGCCACAAGATGTTTTTTTGAACCTTGAGCATGACAACACACGCAGAATTGGCAAGAGCATTGCCATGACTGTGAACGACAAGGAAATGACAGCCACATTTAAGATTGCCAACACAACAGCCGGCACCGATGCACTTACAGAGGCAATGGAAGGCTTACGCGATGGATTCTCAATTGAGTTGGCTGTGGACAATTACGAAATGCAAAAGGATGGCACTATGAAGGTGCTCAATGGACAGCTCACAGCTGTCGCTTTGGTTACTGAACCGGCCGTGCGATCTGCACGCGTTTCCGAAGTAGCCGCATCAGAGGATTCTGAAACTGAAACAGTTACAGAGACAAAAAACCCAAATGAAGGAGACAAGATGGACAACACTACCGAACCAGTAGCTCCTGCCGTTGAACCGGTAGCAGCTCCAGAAGTCGCACCTGTACAGGCATCACGCCCGGCTTACTACACAGCACCACGCTCACCAATTGTGGACAAGGTTTCTTACCTTGAGCACTACCTACGCGCAAGCGTTTTGCATGATGAAGATTCTCGTCAATATGTCAAGGCAGCTGATAACACAACATCAACAGCACCCGGCATGATTCCAACACCACAAAGCACACAGGTGATCAACGCACTTGCAAACGCAGATCGTGGCACAATCGATGGCATCAGCAGAGAAACTTTAGTTGCAGAAGGCATGACATTTGAATTGCCTCGCGTAACGGCTGTGCCAACAGTATTGCCAATTGATGAAAATGACCCAGTTACAGAATCATCACTATCTGCAACATTTTTGTCGGTTTCCGTACAGCCGTTCAAAGGCCGTGCGATCTCGACAGTTGAGCTTATTGATCGCAGCCGACCAGAATACCTAACAGCACTTTTGCAGAATCTTGAATTTGCTTATGCAAAAGAGACTGATGAATATGCATTGGCACAAATGCAAGCGGCAGTCACTAGCGTGACAGCACAGGCAGCAAACTCAGCAACCGGATTCCTTGGATACACATCAAAGGCAGCCGCAAATGTTTATGGCGCATCACTTGGATTCGCTCGCTCATTGATCGTTTCACCTACACAATGGGGAAACATCATGGGATACAACGACAATGGCACACCGCTATACAATGCGGCACAACCATCAAACGCAGCTGGAAATGTTCGCGGAGATTCATTGCGCGGTGTAGTTTCACCGGGTCTTAATCTTTATGTTTCACGCTCATTTGGTAACGCTGGCACAACAACAGCCGATGGCGATTCATCAATGGTAGTTGTGAACCCAGATTCATACACATGGTACGAATCTCCACGCTTTACGCTACGCAGCAATATCAACAGCGATGGAACAATTGACATCCTGTACTACGGCTATGGCGCACTAGCTGCCAAGGTGCCAAACGGCGCACAATTTAACA